GGATCAGGATATGCTGTTGGTGATTCTATTACTATTGCTGGAGCATCTTTAGGTGGCGCAACTCCTGCTAATAACCTAACATTTACTTTGGCAACAGCAATCCAACCAATTTATGGAACTGTTAATTTAAATGCTGCTACTGTAACTACTGCTAATACTACATTTACATTCGCGAATACAACAGCCACTACAATTAATGCGTTCGGAGCTGCTACTACAATTTCGCTTGGCGCTTCTACTGGTAAAACTACAATTAACAGTACTGATGATTCTACATCAACAACTACTGGAGCAGTAACTGTTGCTGGTGGTATGAGCGTAGCAAAAGCTGTAAACTTTGGAACTAAACTGTTCCTTGGTTCTGGAGCATATACTGTTGGCCAATCTCTAAACAATCCAACTGCTGTTATTAAAGCGTCTGGTTCTAATTATGTTCAAACATCATTAGTAAATGCAACTAGCACTGGTTCTTCAGATTATATCGCATATGGAGATAACTATCCTGGATATGCAACTGCCGACCATGGTTGGGTTGATATGGGTTTTACTGGCTCTGGGTTTAACGATTCTAATTTTACAATTACTGGTAAAAATGATGGTTATGTATTCGCATCTGCTGTATCAGGAACTGGTTTAACAGGCAACTTAGTATTAGCAACAGATTCAACTGGTACTACTAATGATATTGTTTTGGGTACTGGTGGCTTCCTTGCTGCTAATGAACAGTGGAGATTCGTAAATTCTACAGGCGCTTTACAATTTAAAACGCCAACTATTACATCTTCAACTGGTACGACTGCTAATGTGTTTAACACAACAGTTACAACTGGTAATTTGTTTGGAACTGCAACTAATATTACCGTTGGAGCAAATAGCGGAACATTTACTCATGGCAATCCAACTATTGTTGGAACTCAAGCAGTACAAAATTTATTTAATACTGTAGCTACAACTCTCAATATTGGTGGAGCAGCGACAGTAATTAGTTTAGGTGCTTCTACTGGTAAAACTACAATTAACAGCACTGATAATGCAACAAGCACTGGAACTGGAGCTTTTGTTATTTCTGGTGGTCTTGGTATTGCTAAAGATGTTTGGATTGGTGGTAACTTAAATGTGGCTGGAACAGTAAACCAAACATCATCAACATCTCTTACTGTTAATGATCAATATCTATACCTAGCAAATAATAATACTGGTAACTTGTTAGATACTGGTATGGTTCAAGTGTTTAATGATGGTACGCACAAACATGCTGGTTTAGTTCGTGTAGCTTCTACTGGTAACTACAGATTATTTTCTGGAGCAACTAATGAGCCAGGAGCAACTGTTGATTTTACTAACGCTGTTGATGCTAACCTACAAGTTGGTTCATTATTAACATCAACTACAACATTCAATTTAGTAAACACTGGAGCAACTACTTTAAACATTGGTGGCGCAGCTACTACTATTTCTCTTGGTTCTTCTTCAAGTGCAACATTAACAATAAATCCAGGAACTATTGTTGGCGCAAATAGTACTCAAACATTATTTAATACTGTTGCTACAACTGTTAATGCTTTCGGAGCTGCAACTTCTATCACTTTAGGTAATGCAACATCAGCAACATTAACATTAAATCCAGGAACTATTGTTGGTTCTAACACAGTTCAGAATGTGTTTAACACTGTTGCTACAACTGTTAATGCCTTCGGAGCTGCAGGAACATTAATTCTTGGCGCTTCCTCAGGAACTGCTTCTATTGCTAACCCAACAGTAACATTAACTAATGCTACTGCTCTAAACATTAATGGAGCATCTCCAGTTATTGCTACTACTAGCACTACTGCTTCTGTGTTTAACACAACTGTTACAACACTTAATATCGGTGGCGCAGCGACTACTTTAAACCTTGGCGCTTCTGGTGGTACTACAACTGTTTCTGGTCACATTAAATTAGAAGGTGTTACTTCTACTGGCGCTACTGGTACAGGAAACTTGGTATTTGCTAGCAGTCCGTCTGTTTCTAATTTAACAATAACAGGAACATTAACTGCTGGTGGTTCTGCTGGTACTTCTGGATATTTGTTACAATCAACAGGAACTGGAGTTCAATGGGCTTCTGCTACTATTTCTTTAGCTGGAACATCTGGAACTGGATCGGTTTCCACTGGAGGAACTTTAACTTTTGCTGGATCTAATGGATTTACAGCAACAGTAAGCGGAAGCACTATTACTCTTGCTGACCCACAAAATTTACAAACATCAGCATCAACTGTACAGTTTGCTTCGCTTGGTATTGGAACTACTGCTTCTGGTACGACAGGCGAAATTCGTGCTACAGCAACTATTACTTCTTACTACTCTGACGAAAGACTTAAGACTCGTATTGGCAACATTCAAAATGCTCTTGCCAAAGTTCTTTCGTTGGATGGTTTCCACTATACTGCAAATGAAACCGCACAGGCATTGGGATATGATGGAACCAAACAAGAAGTTGGTTTATCTGCTCAACAAGTTCAAGCAGTTCTTCCAGAAGTTGTTGCCCCTGCTCCAATTGATGAACAGTATTTAACTATCCACTATGATCGTGTTATCCCATTATTAGTTGAAGCAATTAAAGAACAACAAAATCAAATTCAAGAATTAAAAGAATTAGTAGCAAGACTAGGAAAATAATATGGCTATCCCAGCAACTAGAGAAGATTTTAAACAATACTGTCTGCGCAATCTTGGCGCCCCAGTTCTAGAGGTCAATGTGGATGATGACCAGCTGGAAGATCGTATTGATGAAGCGTTAGATATTTTTAGATTATATCACTATGATGGTATTGAAAAATTCTACCTTTCACATAAAGTTACAGCATCTCAGTTAGTAATTACTACAGGTAATGCTGCTTCTTTTGTTCCAGGAAATATTGTTGTTGGATCTACTTCTGGTATTTCGGCAGTAATTTATCCTCAGCTTGATGTTACTACTGCAGTTACAGTTACTGCTGGTGGAACAGGTTATTCATCAAATCCAACAGTAACGATTACTGGAGGTGGTGGGCAAGGGGCAACTGCGATTGCTACTGTTTCTTCAGGTGTAATTACTTCAATTATTATCACAAACGCAGGAGATGGTTATCTTGCTAATCCTGAAGTAATTATCACTGACACAACTGGAACTGGCGCTACTGCTACTGCGAATTTTGGTGTTAAACCAAATAATTTACAAGTTGCTCGTTTTATTCAAACATTTAATATCAACAACGATCCATTTACTCCATCAGGTGCGCCAAAGGCATTTATCCCAGGAGAAGTAATCACTTCTAAAGATAGAAATGGTAATGTTATTAGTGCAACTGTTTCTTCAGATCCAAATACTTACTTAACATTTGGCGATATCGAAAATAAATATATTCCTATCGCTGATGCTGTTTATGGTGTTACTCGTGTGTTACCACTATATCAAGGAACATCTTCTTCAAGAAGTATTTTCGATCTACAATATCAATTGCGTTTGAATGACTTGTATGACTTGTCTAGCACATCTTTGATTTACTATTCAACTGTTATGCAGCACTTAGCGACATTAGATTTGTTACTTAATGGTAAACCAATCTGGCGTTTCAATCGTTTACAAAATAAATTAAATATTGATGTTGATTGGAACAATGCTAACAAAATTGATGTTGGTATGTATATTGTTGTTGAAGCATATCGCGCATTAGACCCTGATCAATTCAAATTAGTTTGGAATGAACCATGGCTGAAGCGTTATACTACTGCTTTAATTAAGCGTCAATGGGGAACTAATCTTTCTAAGTTTAGTGGACTACAACTTCCAGGTGGAGTATCTCTTGATGGTAAAGCACTATATCGCGAAGCAATTGAAGAGATAAGAGCATTAGAAGACGAAATTCAAAACAAAGCAGCACCACTCGACTGGTTCTTAGGATAATCTGTGGCACAAAATGTTTATTTTTCAATGGGTACGCAAAACGAGCAGTACCTTATCGAGGATATAATTTTAGAATCTATCCAAATTTACGGACAAGATTTTTATTATATCCCAAGAACACTTGTAGCTCATGATCAGATCTTGGGCGAAGATCGTCTATCGCAGTTTAAAGAAGCATATCAAATTGAAATGTATCTTGAAACTAATGCTGGGTTTGAGGGTCAGGGTGCTTTTATTAACAAATTTGGTTTAATGATGGAACAGTCAGCAACGCTGACAGTATCTCGTCGCCGTTGGGAGCAACTTGTTGGAAGATTTGGTCAAACAATTATTCCTAATCGTCCGAACGAAGGCGATTTACTTTATTTTCCATTGACCAAAGGTCTTTTCGAAATTAAATTTGTTAAACACCAAGATCCATTTTATCAACTTGGTAAACTTTATGTATATCGTTTGCAGGTTGAACTCTTCCAATATGCTTCTGAGCATTTGGATACTGGTTTAAAAGATATCGATGTTTTCGAATCATTAAAATCTTACGACACAAATTATACTGTAAACGCAACTGGATCTGTAACTCAAGTAACTATGACGAATGCTGGTTCTGGATATAATCCTTCTTTGGTTCCAAAAGTTACATTAACAGGTGGTGGAGGAACCCAAGCGTTCCAGCCAGCAAAACTACAAGCTGTTGTTACTGGTGGATCAGTTTCTCTAAATATTTTGGATGTTGGCACAGGATATGATTCTGCTCCAACAATTACAATTGGAACAAGTTGGGCAGCTTCTACGCCAGTAACAACCAATTCTCAGATATATTTTGGCGCAAATTTATATACAGTAACAGTAGGTGGAACTACAGGAACTACTGCTCCAACAAATACTACAGGCAATTCGTTTGCTGATGGTAGTGCTACATTAACATATGTTGGTTCAGCTGCTACAGCAACTTGCTCTATTGAACCAAATCCAGATTTACCACAAGCATTCGGTGAGAATATTGACTTTAAAGCTGAAGCAACTTCTCTTATTGTTAATTCAAATAATCCTTTGGGTAATATTCAGTAATGTTAAACATTCCACCATTCTATCACGGACTTACTCGTAAAGTTATCGTTTCATTCGGTAGCTTGTTTAGCAACATTCGTGTGCAAAGAGAAAATAATGATGGGACTCTTGGACAAGAGATTACTGTTCCACTAGCATATGCTCCAAAGGAGAAATGGTTAGTTCGTATTGAACAAGATCCAACTCTTGACCGAAATGTTTATACAACATTACCAAGAATGTCTTTTGAAATTACTAGTATGTCATACGATTCTATTAGAAAAACTAATCGTATGAATCAGGTTCAAGCATCAAATACTGGAGTTTCTCCAACAGCAATAAATCAAGCGTATAGTCCTGTTCCTTATAATATTGACATAGCGCTGTATATTTTAACTAAAACTCAAGAAGATGCTTTTCAAATTGTTGAACAAATTCTTCCTTTCTTTACGCCAGAATTTACACTAACAATTAATGCTGTTCCTGAACTCGGTGTAACAATGGATGTTCCAATTATTTTAAATAGTATTAATATTGAAGATAATTACGATGGCGATTTTACTGAGCGTAGATTTGTAACTTACACAATTAACTTTACAATTAAATCTAATTTCTATGGTCCAGTAACTACCAATGGTCCGATTACTAATGTTATTGTTAATGTGCCAAGCACACCAATAACAAAGTATACAGCGACTGGTAACTTTACTACCAAAACAATTGACGAATCTTGGCATGATGCATTCTAATGGCACAAATATATAACGCAAATCCCAATTTAAAAGCGATTGGTGTAGAAGTAAATTATACACCTGAACAGATTCAAGAATATATTAAGTGTAAAACTGATTACATTTATTTTATTGAAACATACTGTCAGATCGTTACGCTTGATAGAGGACTGCAGCCATTTAAACTATACGATTGTCAAAAACATAAATTAAAAATTATTCATGAGAATCGTAAAGTTATTCTTATGGAAGGTCGTCAGCAAGGTAAAACAACAACTTCTGCTGCTTATATCCTTTGGTATACAATTTTCCAAGACGCAAAGAATGTGGCTATTCTAGCAAACAAAGCTACAGCTGCTCGTGAAGTTCTTGCTCGCTATCAGGTTATGTTTGAAGGATTACCAATCTGGTTACAACAGGGTGTTAAATCTTGGAACAAGGGAGATATTGAACTTGAGAATGGATCTAAAGTTTTTACTGCTGCAACATCTGCTTCAGGTATCCGTGGTAAGTCTGTTAATTTGTTATATGTCGACGAAGCGGCAATTATACCTAATACTGTTGCTGAGCAGTTTTTCGCTTCTGTTTATCCTACTATCTCTGCAGGTGAAACTACAAAAATTCTTTTGAGTTCAACTCCGCTTGGTTATAATCACTTCTGGAAATTCTGGAACGATGCTGATAACAAGCGTAATGGTTTCGTAAATCTGTTTATTCCATACTGGGAAATTCCAGGTCGTGATAAAAAATGGGCTGATGAACAGCGTGGTATTCTTGGCGATCTTAAATTCAATCAAGAGGTTCTTTGTAAATTCCTTGGTTCTGCTCTTACACTTATCAATTCTGATGTAATTGGTAATATGTCACCAACATATCCAATCTATTCTAAAGATGGTTTAGATGTTTATGAAGAACCAGTTTATGAAATAGAAACTGAAGAATACGACGACTTCGGTAAACCAAAATTCAAACCACCACATTCTTATGTTTTAATTGCTGATGTGGGCGCTGGCATTGATGGTGACTATTCAGCTTTTTCAGTTATTGATATTACAACTGCTCCATATAAACAGGTAGCTAAGTTTAGAAAAAACGATGTATCTCCACTATTATATCCAAACTTTATATACAAAGTAGCCAAAGAATACAATAATGCCTATATTTTAATAGAGATAAATATAAG